GGTCCTGAAATTTATAATGTAAGTTTTAGTTTAAAATATTCTGTAGACCCATGTGCGACTAATGTATTAAGTAGTCCAACTTGTTCTGGTTATTTTGAAGCACTTGCTAAATTGACCCCACAACCACCACCGACTACAATAGTTGCAGAACCAACACCAACAGGAGTTCAAACTACAGTTGATAATGTCACAATTACAACAACTGGAATTGCACCTCCACCAGGTAGTACCCCATTACCTGGAAGTCAGCCTTCACCGGATAGCTCTACTTCTCCAACGCAACCAGGGCCTATACAACCCGGTGCACCTACTGCTGGCCCAGCACCGCAACAAGCTGCATCGCAACCGTCTGCAAATAATCAGCAACCTAGAGCAGGTGAGGTAGCAGATTCTGGAGGCGGTGGAAAAAGTTCTCCGGTATCTTTATCTTCAGTTCTTAATATGATTAGTTCTAATCAGGATAAAACATCTGCATTGGAAAAATCTGTAGTACAATCGGCTGATGCTCAAGCATTTTCTGCAGGAGAAACAGCAAAGCAACAAGCTGAAAAAATTGCAGGTGATATGCAATCTCAAAGTATGAGCACTGCTGGCGGATCAACTGCTACTGCACAAACGGCAGGAACACAATCATCATTTACACAAACACAAAGTTCAATGGTGTCGTTACAAGGTAATCAGCAATCAAGTAATGCATCTAATGCTGCAAGAATACAACAATCAATTAATAGCAGTGTTAGTTCACAATCAAATACATTAAACTTTACAGGAACAACTACTCAACAAAGTAGTTATCAAAATACTACAAGGCAGGAAGTTACTGTGGCAATGGTCACGCCTCAAGTATCATATAGTTTAGTTGCACCCACAAGGGCTTTATCTCAACCGCAAGTTGAAATACCTATGCTTGAGGGAATAAAATTTGGGCATAAAAATGCAGTAGATTCTGCAATGGAATCTAAACCGTTCATGCCTCAAATGAATGATAACTCTCAGCAAAATGATAGTGTTAAAAAGAATGTAGATAACAACGAGTTGGCAGGCAATATAACAATAGAATCAATTGCAAAACAACCTGCAAATTACTCACAATATTTCTTTATGATACCGGATGTTGCATTCTATGCACCAAAAGAAATTTATAAAAATCAAAAGACCGTAGATAATGTTAGAGCATTAAGACAAATGAGTTCTGATAGATTACATCAACAAATGGTTGATCAACAATATAAGTAGTGGAATAATATGTGGTATATTGCTCACATGATTATAGGAATTGGGCTAGGATTATCAGCAACAAGTATTATAAACAAAAACAGTAAAAAAGTACAAAATGCTATAGATGATCTTGAAGCCAAAAAAGAATGGGTACGAATGGTATCTAGCCAAACAAAAGCAGGAGACAAAAATGGCAGAAGAAGGTAAGAACTTAAACGCAAAAGTTGACGAATTAGAAGCGGCAGCTAAAAAATACGCAAGCAAAGATACTGTTATTAGTATCGGGGGATATGAATTTACCCCTGCGAAGTTAATGATTGCCGCAGGTATCGTATCATCTGCGTTAGGTGGATTGTACGGCACATTTGAATTCTACCAAGATTACATTAATATGAAAAAGAAGATCGCAAGTTATGCTGCGCCTGATCTATCAGAATTTGATAAACGTTTAGCAGTAATCGAAGAGAATAGCCAAAAGGGCGCAGACTATACTCGCGATATTAAGACTGATTTAAAGAACGATATTCGTCGTAATGAATCAGTTACAGAACAGGTAGAGCGCAGTGTTAAATTAGCACAAAGAGAGACGGAGCAAGAAATGCGCCAGGCTCGCAAAGATGTGAGAGAAGATTTGGATAAGGCTAGAGGCGAAGTAAATGCTATACGTAAAGAAATGGCAGATGCTCGTAGAGAGATTAGCAGAGAAGTTGAAGTGTTGAAGAAGGAAGTTGATAATAAAATTCAAAAAGCTATTGATAATCCATTGGCGAATAAATAATGTTTGCTACTGCCCTTGCTATGTATATGTACATTCAAAAACCAGAATGTATACGATGGACATGGGGTGGAGATGTCTATAATAGAAAAGTGATTTGCCTTGAGTGGAGAAAAGAAAAAGAAGAAAAAAAAGGTAAACAAAAATGATAGATCCAATAACGGCACTTGCAGGTATACAGTCTGCAATAAGCATGGTTAAAAAGGCTAGTAAAGTAGCCAATGACTTAGGTTCACTTGCTCCTATGATTGGCAAGATGTTTGATGCTAAGAGTACTGCTACTAAAGCATTAATGGAGGCTAAAAAATCTAAGAAAGGTTCCAACATGGGAACCGCACTTCAGATTGAAATGGCATTAGAACAGGCCAGAGCATTTGAAGAAGAACTTAAAATGTTGTTTATGCAAACAGGCAAGATTGACGTATGGAATAAGATCAAAGCCCGTCAAGCAGAAATGGATGCAAACGATGCTAATGATATAAGAATGTTCAACGACCAAGAGCGTAAACGTAAACAAAAAGAAGAAGAATTAAACGAATGGGCCATGGTAATTGGTGGAGCTGCATTTGTTTTATTTGTATTGTTTATAGGTGGATATGAACTAATGCAGTTTTGCCAAACAGGTAATAGGTGCGGAAGATGAACGAATATCAAAAGACTTTTGACATGTGTTTGAAAATTTTTGTTTATGGAAGTGTTGCACTATATTTTTTAGGATTTTTAAAATTCTTACCAGACGATTTGTCAGATAGAATTGTTAATGGGTTAATAGGTAGATTTTTATCAGGATAATAAATACAAAAAAGGAGAAAATTATGTTAGATATTTTACTTTGGATAGCAGTAGGTGCATTTATAGGTTGGAATTTTCCACAACCATTTTGGGCTAAAATGATGCAAGAAAAAATACAAGCAATGATTGCTAAAAAATAAAGGATGTAATATGACAGAAGAAAAGAAACCTCTTAGCAGAAGCGAAAGAGAAGCACTAATTAAAGACAAAGCCGGTTGGTTAATTACTGTACTTGCTGCTCTTTTAGCTATTAATACCTATATTGCATCAGGCAATAGTTCTAAAGTATTAAACAATACAATTAAAGCAAACGATACATGGGCATTCTATCAGGCCAAGTCTATTAAACAAACGCTGGCTGAGATGGCAAGGGATGATGCAATTGAAAGAAAACAATTTGAGAAGGCAGATAAGTTAACTGCTAAAATTAATAGATATGAATCTGAGCCTGCAACAGGTGAAGGCAAAAAAGAATTATTTGCTAAAGCAAAAGCACTCGAAGCAGAGCGAGATGAAATTCGAAAGTCTGGGCCTTGGATGACATTTGCCGGTTCAGCATTTCAAATTGCTATTGTGTTATTATCAGCTAGTATCTTAGCTGTCGCCCCTGCATTATATACTGCAAGTATTGTAGTAGGTGCATTTGCTGCACTACTAATGAGCCAAGGATTATGGCTCTGGATTCCTATCGTTCTCTAATTGGTATTTCCGAAGTGCGATAAATTCCGCTTCGGGAATTCTGGTCTTACCGTTTTTACTTCCAAGAACAACAACGACACGTCTGCCGATATCGGTATCAATCATCATAACGATGCAACCACCGGCAGCAGTTGTTGTTCCAGTTTTACTTACAATAAAATTGTGTCTCTTTCCAATAATGGGATTAGTATTATTAAAGAAGAACCATTTCTTTTTAATCTGAATTTTTACTTGTGGGGTTTTACTTGCTTCAACAATTTCGGGATAGTAGCTTGCAGCTAAGGTCAATTCTAATAAATCTTTAGCAGTACTAATATTCATTGGACTCAATCCAGAAGCCTCAACAAATCTAGTATTAGGCATATTAAGAGCAACTGCCTTTTCATTCATATCCCGGATACACTTTGGTTTACCACCTGGATATTTGTCACATAATAAAATAGCAGACTCGTTACTAGATTTAACAAGAGCTAACTGTATATGTTGTTCCCTTGTAAAATTGCCCAGCTTTTCTTTTGGATTTTGTCCTGCATCAATTACAACCATTGCAGTCATAAGTTTTGTGATACTGGCAATTGAACGAGATTCTTCAACACGTTCACTCTGAATTATTTTGCCATTGCTGTCAGCTACAAGCCACGAATGAGCAGTTACTGTCATAGAAAAGGCATTACCCGTTATAAGTAATGCCAATAATATAGACTTCATACGTAATCTTTACTTGGTACACGACCCATTATCTTATAATTATTTCCTGAGCCTAGCAAACAAGCTATCTCAGTATTATATTCGACTAATGACCATGTCTTTGTTGCAGGATTAACTGTTAAAACAATTTTATTTGGAAATGAATCTTGGTCAAATACCATGAGTATTGTCTCACGATATTCCTCAAAAATTGCATCAAACAACTCTTTTGCTTCCATACACAAAACGGGTTTGTTTGTTTCTTTACTACAAGCAATTGTAGATACAGCTAGTAGCAGTGATAATATAATTTTTTTCATAATGGTTGCGGACCCCAGAGTCGAACTAGGAACTAAGGATTATGAGTCCTTTGTGATACCATTTCACTAATCCGCGGTATTAATTATTTATACCAAATTATATGGAATGTATTCAAGACCAGTATCGACTACACCAACTAAATTAATGTGATCTGCATCTCTGAATGATTCTAGATTTGAAGCAGTTTCAAGCAATTGTGCCTGTGTTACTTCGTTACGATCTAGCCAACCTGTAAATACTGTAAGGTCCGCTAATGAAATTGTTTCGCCTGTAAGGTTTTTATATACATGCTTAACAAATGTTTCGTTGCTTGAACCAAGTGCATCTTGTTTATAAAGAGCAGAGTCAAGTATCATTTGTGCAAGTTCTACATCAGATTTGCCTGCATCTTTTAATGCAAGACCAATACCTAACAATGCAGGAGTTACGTCAGCTTGCCCTAAGCCAGCTGCTAACAAAGAATATACTTCACCTGCTTCGCCATTAACATCTAATGCTAATGCTTTATCTGTACATACAAGACGTTCAACATCTTTCATTGTTAAGACAACATCATCAATATTTTTATGTGTGACAACATACGTCTCATGCTGTCCTTTAATAATGTTTAAATCTGCAAGGTTAACATTTAATTCCAATGCTTCATGCTTTGCTGATGTGCCTGTTGCCTCAATCAACAAATCAATATCACTGTCTCCAGACCATCCACTACCGCCACCGTCACCGCCTAACCCTGTTAGGCCCGTTGTTGGCATATCTTTGTATGTAAATTTTGTACTAACTGTCATTTTTTTCCTTTATTTCTTCTTGGTCATAGTATTCGTTTTTCATAAGAGCGTCATCAAATTTTTCTTTATCTGATTTTTTATTCTTACGAAATATAGCATCAAAGTTATTACCAAATGTTTCTAAAGGAACACTATATGGTCTTGGATTACTACCTTTTCCGCTCATTTATTTGCCCTGACCCCTATACGCTTTATGTGATCGTTTCTGAGTTTTATTCATTGACGATGTTTTTGCTTTACCACCTTGCTTGGTGCGTTTTTTAAAGTTTGTTACTTTTTTGTCGCTCATAATTCATTCTCCTTAATTTCAGGATCAACACCTGCATTCATAGTACCACGTCTAAAACTTTGACCTGTTAGGCCTTTGTCTTTACTAGTGGAGTTGCTTCTGCCACATTCTTCACATAACGAATAAAAAAACTTATGTATAACAGGTCCACCTGACCATTTATAATTTGTTTCTTTAACAGAATATTTATTTATTGTGAATTTCTTTTTGCATTTTTCAGAATCACATACCGCTAGCCCTGTTTTTGGATCAATATAAACAACAGGGCCGTTCAATTGTTTTTTCATACGTTATTTTGCATTAACATCTGTTATTGATAATGCTGATAATGCACGAGCATAATCTTTAATCATAGATGCATGGGAATCTTCAATCCAAATCACATTACTTTTGTTAATGTGTAAGGTATGATCTTGTACATACGGTGCATATGGGAACAATGCCAATTGCAAATCCCCGTCGGGTTTGATTGGATCCCGTGCCATAGTTAGATGAAAGGGTTTATTTAATGTATATTCTTCTTTACCAACTGTAATATCAGCAACAATCTCTTCACCCGAAATTAATTTTAAAATTTTAGTAGCCATTTTTTCTCCATGTCAATTACATTATAACATCTTTTTTATTTATAATCAATACTATTGGACAACTAGGGCCGAAGCCCTAGTGTTCTTATGAACCCGTTCCAGGATATTTATTCCTGCGGTTAGCCAGTCGTTGTCGTACTTCATGTACGATTTTTACAAATGCTTTAATGAATTTCATATTAAACCTCTTCTCATTAGTACAGCCATTCTGGTTTCTAGATCTTTATGATCTACAGAATCTTTCAAATACATATCAATTTCTTTTTGATATGAAGGGGTAAATGCTTTTCCAACCCATGACCAAAAGTCTTTCATTGAAGGAACATGTACTCCTTCAAATTCTTTTAGATCATTATTCATTATAGCGACCTAGCTTCTACAGGATCTTCTGTAAGCAATTGTGGTTTAGATTTCTTTGCAGGCTTTGTGCTTGCTTCGGCATCTTTAACTTCAATTTTCTTTGGCTTCTTATGTTCTGGAATAATTCTTTCCAAACATACTTTAAGCATACCATTAAACATTTCAGCATCTTTAACTTCAATCTGGTCTTCAAGTGCAAATGTACGGGTAAATGCTCTATTAGCAATACCTTTAAACA